TAGAAGAGGGACGCGCTGTTTTGATATGTACGCTAACGTGGTTACAGCATTGAGAGGAACCAACGCCGCATTGCACCACGACGACGCGCAGCGTACATAGCTCGCACATAAGGATGAAGACGACTGTAGGTGAAGTCGAGTGTTGGCCCATGGTCGACGTAGCGAGCTAACGCCTCCAGGGTTCGAGCATCCGGGGCAAATACTAACCTGGTGTTGTCAAATTTAGTGCATGCAGTGAATCTGTGCGACAGGAATGCCTTCATCTTTGGGATCAGGCGGCTAGGAAGGTCGCTTTTGTACAAGATGCGTTCGGCAGCATAACCGACAAGTGGCAAGCGTTCGATCGCACGGTACAACTTGGCTGTAGCCTCGTGATCCTCAATGATGAGGGCGTCGCGATTTTCTCTGTAAAGGCCGAGATGCTGTAAGAGACGGACCCACGCATGGTCATGCTCTGGACAACTTCTCACACCTCCACGATCACTTGGTAATGAGAGCATGTACTGTATCTTCTCCAACGGTAACTTTCCGGCTGCCACACGTGAAAGCATGCCTGCCCAGTTGACAGCTGTTAGTAAGCCCCCGCGCTCGAGGAAATTGAGCATACGGTTGTACAAGCCGCTCAGACGGTCTTTAAGACGAACCGGTTCATCGCGTTCCCACCGTGAGTGCACCAGCGTTGCTATAGAACGACACAAGTATTGATAGTGTGCATTTCCGACATATTGCCTTCTAAGAAATTCGGAACTGCCATAGACAAAACACTTCTCAACTTGCATATGCACGTTAAGTCGGTTGGCAACGTAAATTACCTTTTCGGCATCTGAGAGGCTCGAGTAGCGCCCATAGACATCATCGCCGACGTGGAAAGTTACTGCACGGACGCCGGCGGCTTGATGGATGAATTTGGAGTATATGTAGTTAAACATCGTATTGAGGAAGGTCGTCCACCGAGAACCTGACATGAGAGTGTCACAAAGTCTGAGCACTTCGCCGTCAGGGAATCGAATATAGTTGCGTTCAAAGTTGCGTATCACTAGCTCCATCGTCTCAATCTGTTCTCTATGTAACTTGCTACGATACACCCGCAGCCAAGCTCTCATAATAGCCTGCATTGCTTGGCGTTTGTGCTGCTCATTGAAGCCTTTGTAGTCTTGCCCTGCGGATATACCATAACCAGCGCGTTCATAGCTGCCGACAATCTCAGCGACCTTGCTGTCAGAGTAGCCAGCACCGATCAGACAGTTGGCTGGAAGGTACTTCTCTACTTCACCAGCAACGAACGCACATTGAAGGTTAGATGAAACATCGGTCGGATAGAGCGCGCGCAGCTTCGACCACTCGACCTTGATTTGTGTGCTGACGTCGACCCTACGTTTTCTCAACATCATCTTAATCGTCTCGGGTTTGCAGTTGAGGATGTGAATAGCTTTGCTGCCAGCGACATTGTCAGACATGCCGTGGCGGTCCAGGAATGCTCGTAACTTTGGGTCACGCTGCACAAGTGGCTCATACCATGCGCCTTCTGGTATAGACATCGGTAGCTCCATGATGTAGTCGTCCATGCTCTGTCTCCTAGGCCAGACACCCTGCAATTTCTTGATGTTGAACAATCTTTCTGCCTCCCGCTCAATGTACGACACCGGTATGAGGTTATCAACGGGAGTGGTCCGAATCTTCTTCTCTTCGTTCCAATCCAGCTCGTCTTCCTCGTGGCGGTTAGCAAGTGAGTCAGCTTCTACCAGCTTCGATATTTTATCGGGCTGTAAACGTAAGATCGGTTTGAGTGCTAGGCTAATAGCTTTAGCGGTCTTAGCCCAAGTCTGACGATCCTCGCTCTGGTACAAGCCACACCACACAAATAGCATCTGAGCTTCCGGATGTTTGTGGAGCCACATCATCGTACCTATCTTGTGAGCGTACGTGTAAATGTTTTGTTTAAGCCCCCAGGACATCAATCTGAGGCTGGTACGATCTATGGTAACCTCGTTGTCGTTAACTAGCTGTCTTGCACCACTGTTAGAAATACCATCTTGTGCATTGCGCCACAACATCAGTGGATTCGAGAGTCTCAAAATTGTGGAGGGTGGTGCGTGAGGTACAAACGCAAAAATGTCATCGGCGAGTGTTGTTCTCTTCTGGCATGTGAAGTCATAAGCAAGCAGACCACATGCATATCCAAATTCATCTCTAATTTCGGAATTAACATAAGCAATATTATAACGGCCGAAGTTTGTCCAGAACACGAAGTATGTTCGACCATTCACGCACAGGTACCTGGAGCAGTAGTTACTCTCTGTCACGTAGATAGGGGTACCAGGTATCCTGTGTTTGAAGGTCTTACCACCGCAAGTGAAAGTGTACATGTCGCATGGGGCACTGAGGTACATTAACTTGAGCTCTTCGATAGCGAGGCGCATAAAGTGGTCGTACATCTCGCGCTCCGAATCATCTTCCTGGCGTAGGTACTGCATCGCAGACGTGACGTAGTTGCGATAGCGCACGAAAGCCTCTCTTTCGGGTTGGGTGGTTGTTTTATCGCGTTGGTCCTTCTGGATAGACCAAACTGGTTCAAGCATCTCTTCCGCGTCGTCTACTTGAACAGAGTTGTAGACACCATCTACGACGTAGTCTTTGTACATGCGGCGATCGTTATCATCCCATGAGTCAAGACCTTTAGAGAGAAGGTGCCTAAATACTTCGGCGGACCAAGGGCGGATATAGGTGGTAGCACCGCTTAGTTGGCGGTTTGTCCACCATCTGCCTGTGGTTCTGGTGCTGTCTCGTTTAAGGCAGCGTCGGCAGTAGCGTGGGTTTGACTGTCTTCTACCTTGGCAAAATCCGAAGGTTCAGGTTGCGTTCCGGCCTCTCCGTCCCAGTCATCATCAAAGTCGTATGGTGCCGGGCCGAACTCTTCTTCGTGGCCGTGAGCAATAGCGAACATCTTATCTAGAACTGTGCCTATTCTAGCCGCAGATAATTGGTAGTAGTAGACAGAACGATTGTCATCGCCGATCATATAGTGGTCGAAAGCCCGACAACCGCCATAGTTGGGTTCATCTTCCCACTGTGTCACCTGACCGCTCCGCACATTGTAGTGCGAACGGCCACCGGCATAAACATTCGTCGCATATGTAACGAGGTTCTTCTTTGTGCGGAATACAAGTTGGGCGCCGGTGGTGGCGTTGGTAGCGCCGTAACCGGAGAACCGGAGGAAGTTGTCGACCGGTAAATGGGCGCGGTGTGCATCAGACATCAGAATATAATACTCTTTCTTCTTGTCGCCACCAATGGTGATGTATTCCTGTATGCCGAAGGGCAGTGGCTTGACCTCGTTGGCCGGGCGACAGTGCACAGTCTTATCGACGATGTAGCGAGTGTCATTCCAGCTAGCGACAGGAGCTGCTTGAGAATTGAGCGTGGTGCGCTGTACTAGTAGTTCTTCCATAGCGTAGTACTCTGCAAAGACTTCGTTTCCGTCCCACCTCTCATTAGGTGCGCCATGTGGCACCTCGACACCGTTGATGCGTACTACATCAGCCTCATCCTCCTCCTCTTCCTCTTCCTCTGGCAAGGGGGCATCTTCAATGGGAGGTGGTGGGGCGGCAGCTACTGCGGCAATACCTGCAGCGTTAGCAGCAGCAGCAACGGCGGCGTAGGGTGAGGGAGCGGGTTCAGCAGCAGCGGCAGCAGCAGCAGCAGCAGCAGCAGCGAGCTGATTGTTATGCTCTTCCACGATAGCAGCGATCTCAGCAACCGGGCGACGGCGCCAGAGACCGACATTCTCTTCAACGGCAACTGACACAATGTTAAAGACTTCATAGTTGACGTTGCGTGCAACTCCGGAAGGATAGATACAAATATTGCTATTCCACACTTTAGTCCATCCTTTAACACGGGGAAGTAAAGTCTCACTGTTGCGAACCGCTTTTGGACCGAGTCTCACATCGTAACGACGTTGACTGAGGTTGTAAGCATAGCGGAAGTCTGTTGTTCCACCGCACTCCCAGATGTCATCATTCTCGGCGTTGTCACCATTGCCGTAATATCTAGAAGCGCTCGCCGCCACGGAGATCACGCCACGCCACATAACCCTGTCAATGGCGCGGGAGTTATGTTGTGGGCGCAAGTCAC